AAGATTAAAGACTTGAATTGGGGTTGGAAGATGTTTAAACTATTACTAAAAATTCAGGAGAATAAAAGATGAGAAAAAGATTTTTAGATGCAGATATAAACAATAAGAGTTGGTTTAGAAAACTAACTGCACAAGAAAAAGTGTTATGGTATTACATTAGTACCAGTTGTACTCATGATGGCTTTTGGGAAAAAGATGATGAAGCCATAGGTTTTTATTGTAATGGATATGATGGATCGTTGCCTGAAATAATCAAAGAAAAAATGGGTATGATACAAGTAGATGATTCACAATACCTATTGAAAGAATGGATTAAATTTCAATATAAAGAACTAAAAGAAAATGTATCTACACACAAAAGAATCATAGAACGACTACGAAGAAAAGGTTTAGATCAACACTTTCCTGAATTGCAGGAGGATTTTTAAATGAAAGTAAAAGAACTCAATGATATATTAGTATATTGCAAAGTAAATAACATATATCACATTGAATATGTAAGTGCAATAGGTGAATTACAACCAAACCTTCAAGAATCTATGCAACTATATTGTCATAGACTAAAACAACACATCACAGTAAAAGACATAATAATCAAAGCCAAAAAGCATGGATATAAAGACTAATTATACACTTATAGGCGATGTAAGAGAGAAGTTAAAAGAACTTCCTGATAAGTCTATTCAGATGTGTGTAACCTCACCACCATATTGGGCATTAAGAAATTACGATGACCAAGAAAAACAATTAGGTCTTGAAAAAACACCTGAAGAATTTATAAAAAATTTAGTTGATGTTTTTGCAGAAGTTCATAGAGTATTAAGAGATGATGGAACACTATGGCTTAATTTAGGGGATACATACTCCAGTCAAAGATGGGCTAAAAAAGGTAGTTTTACTACAGATGCACAACCTATAAATAATTTTAAAGATACTCATAGAGCAATAGCACCTGAAAAAACAACAGATTTACCACCAAAATCTTTAGTTGGAATACCGTGGAAAGTAGCAATAGCATTACAAGAATGGGGTTGGATATTAAGACAAGATATTATTTGGGCAAAAAAGAACTGTATGCCTGAGAGTGTTAAGGATCGCTTTACTAAAAACCATGAGTATATTTTCTTATTTTCAAAACAACCTAAATACTTTTTTAATCAAGTATTAGAGCCAGTAAAAAATAATACTGTAAAAAAAAGAACAATAAAAGGGAGTGGAATGCGACCTGATGAAATAAAAAAATTAAAAAAAGGTGGCACAGCAGGTTATACGAATAATATGAGAAATAAAAGAAGTGTATGGAACATGAGAACAGCATCATATAAAGAAGCACATTTTGCAGTATTTCCACCTGAATTAGCCGAAACTTGTATAAAAGCAGGTTGTCCTGAAAAAATATGTTCAGAATGTGGAACACCCTATAAAAAGGTAGTGAAAAGAAAAAAATTAAATATTAAAATAGAAAAATCCGAAAGTGAAAGATTTTCTGTTAATTTAAAAAATAATCACAGAAAAATTGGTGGACAATATGATAAAGAATTAAAGAAAAATCCATTAATAGATAAAGGATTACAAAAACAATGCGATTGCAAAACTGATGAAACAAAAGCAGGTATAGTATTAGATTGCTTTATGGGATCAGGCACGACTGCGATGGTAGCACAAAATTTATTTAGGAAATGGATTGGAGTAGAACTCAATCCTGAATATGAAAAATTAATTCGTAAACGAACAGCACAGCAGGTACTATTTTGAAAAACTCAATCGACAATCAAGCAAAATCATACCAAGACCTAATAGATGAAGTAGAAAAAGAACAAGCAAAAATGCTTATACAACTAAAATATGTACTAACTGGAGTAGTAGCAGGTAGAGAATTATCGGATCAAGAATATCAAACCTTTTATGACAGAACTATATACAAGAAACCTTTTGCAGATATAGCATTCAATATGAGAATATCAGAATCGGCTTGTAAGACTTACTATAATCGAGCCATCAAAAAACTATCTAAACAAGCCACCATAATTAAGCATATACTTCGTAGAAAATAATTTTACAAAAATCCTTGACATTGGTTTTAGAACTCCATATACTATAGTGTTAATTAAATAAAGGAGAGTTAAATGAAACTAACAGAAAAACAAATAATTGAAATTTTAAAAAATAAAACAATTAGTAAATGTACTAAAGATGAAAGAATGCAAGTAATGAATTTTGCATTTGGAGAAGATTATATGAAGCAATCTTTACATAAAAAAGGAACATTACAAACTTATTAATTGTAATACCTCTATATCAGTTAAGTGCAGAAAGCCCCTCAAACGAGGGGTTTTTTGTAGTCCTCAAAAAAAAATCTTTATCAACAATATCAACACTTACAAGCATTTATAAGACTTTACTAAGGGTTTCTTGTAGTCTTTTTACCCTATATAGTAGAAGGATAACACCTTCCCTTTCGTTTTAATAACGAACATAACCTTCAAATAGTGGGGTGATTAGTTTGGCTGCAGTCAAAACAAAAAAGAAAAAGGTTGTTAAACAACCAAAGAACAACGATAAAAAACTCAAAGGTGGAGTAACTGGAAAAGGTTGGGTTAAAGGACAATCAGGTAATCCTAAAGGTAGACCACCAAAAGAGTTCGCTTTAAATGATCATATTAGAGAAATAGCTAATCAACCAGTTGGAAAGACTAAAAAGACTATGTTGGAGAATGTAGTAAACACAGTATATCAAGAAGCATTAAGTGGCAATATGACTGCTGTAAACTTCTTGGCAGATAGAATCTTGGGTAAACCAAGTCAAAGTATAGGGATCAAGGATATTTCAGAAGAACCAATTAAGGTATTTGATATAGATGGATTGGACGATTGATGCCACAAGAAAAGAAATCCTTAATGATAAGACAAGATACAAAATCTTATCATGTGGAAGAAGATGGGGAAAAAGTTATTTCTCAATTTTATTTTTATTGTCAAAACCTTTTAAAGAAAATGAAAGAAGATGGATCGTCTTTCCTACATATAGACAAGCTAAGATGGTATCTTGGAGTATCCTCAAAGACATTTTTGCAAAGAAAGAAGTCAGTATTAATGAAACTGAATTATCTATTACTCTTAATAATGGGGCAAAAATCGAACTCAAAGGAGCAGACAAACCTGATTCACTTCGTGGAGTATCAACCACGATGGTAGTCATGGACGAATATGCTTTTATGAAAGAGAATGTTTGGGGCGAGATTATACAGCCAACCTTAGCAGAAACCAAAGGAGCAGCACTATTTGTAGGAACTCCAAGTGGATTGAATCACTTTTACGATCTATTTGTTAAAGGGCAATCACAGAATAGTGATTACAAGTCTTGGCAGTTTACTACCTTAGATGGTGGCTTTATTTCAGAACAAGAAATAGAGAATGCTAAAAAGAATTTAGATAAGAGAACTTTCCAACAAGAATATCTTGCAAGTTTTCTTACTGCTGCAAATAGAGCAGCATATAACTTTAGTAGAGATATACATTGTAGAGTAATGGAGAAATCTCCACGAATGTTTTGGGGAATCGACTTTGGGGTAGCATCATATATGACTGCTATCCTAATGTGCGAGAATACTGCTGGAGAAGTTTATGTGTTTGATGAGATAGGATTACAGAACTCAAATACATTTGAATTGGCTAAGCTAATGCAAGAAAAAGGTAGAGGATTACCAGTCTATCCTGATCCAGCAGGTAAGGCAAGAACGAGTAATAGTACAAAATCAGATCATATGATATTACAAGAAGCTGGGTTTACAGTTATTAGTAAGAAAGCTAATCCAACTCAAAAGGATCGTTTAAATGCTTTAAATAAGATGTTAGAAGATGCTACTGGTAAACAAAAATTGTTTATTAATCCTAAGTGTAAGAACACTATTAGAGATTTAGAGTTATGTACATTAGACAATGGGCAGATATTAAAGACAGAAACCTTATCACACTTCTTAGATGCGTTGTGTTATCCTGTTGATTACCGATATGGCTTTAAAGGACAAGCAAAGGCAATAGAATGGTAGAGTTTAGTTTAGGGTTTTGTGTTGGAGTTATAGTTAGCATGATAGGTGCTATGGTATGGGGATACCGATTAAGTATAAAAGAGGACAAAGAAAACAAAGAACTCATTAAAGAGTTCACAGACAGATATATGGACAATATGCAGTCTGATGAGATAAAATTTTATAAAAGGTATGAAACATGATAATTTATAATTTAACAGAAAAGATGTTGTATGATCTTCTCATGGATACAATCGAAGAAGGACACAATTCAGAAATGGAAGAAAGAGAAAGATTGTTAGACTACTATGAGGGTATCAATCTTGAACAAGACATTAAAGGATATTTCGATAGTGATAGTTTATCACAAATTCCACCAATGTATATCAATCTTGTAAGAAACATTATATCAAGGAGAGCATTGGTATATCAACAAGCACCAGTAAGATATAATGATAAGTATAACGAAGTCATTGGGGACTTAGATTCGTTTATGAAACAATTTGAGCAGCTTACTTACTTATTAGGTACAGAAGCACTCTATACTCATTGGGACGATGTAAACAAGAAACTAAAGTATAGACCAATCCATTTCTTTACACCATTCTTTAAA